AGCAAAAACAGGCGCTCCAAACACAATGAACCTGTTCACCCCACGCTCAGAGATCAATCCCACCACCACTCAGGAGCTACTATACGCCTACACAGGACCGGCGCCCGTTGCTTATGGCACAAGAACCAGAGCAGTATTAGAGAACATAATCAGACCTTACCAATACTTCTACAAAGAACCCAATGTCCAGAGAGCTCTAGACATCAAGACAGGATGCAAGGAGCCAGAAGATATAAATGTGGAAGGTCCTAGCAGTGGATTTCACACCGCAAGTGTGTTAAAGCTAGCTGACAATTTCTTTAGAAAATACAGGCCTGCTATGGAAAAATTGAAGTACTGGATACTTGTAAAGCTTCCGAAGCTCAAGTATGCAGAGCTGAGCAAGGGCAGGCAGACCTACAGTTTTATACACAAAAGGAACCTCCCAGCACCTATCGCCCTAGAAGAGACAGTGGAGTTCTTAGAACAAAATCTAAGAAGAAAAATAGGCCCAACCCTCCTATCTTACTGCCAGGCGATTGCAGACGTGATGGAGCTAGATGAGACCACTTATGAAGGCGCGAGAGATCCCAGGCCCTGGGACATCCAGCTAGAAGAGATCGACTCAGATGAAGAAGACCCTCTGTTCAGACAAGTAGGTAGGGAAGAGACCTACACCATCAAGTTCAGCAGAGAAGAACTATGGGACCAGATGAGAACCTTGAATACTATGTGCAAACACCTAGAGAGAGGGAGGTTAAACAGAAGGACCATAGCTACCCCCAGCATGTTGATAAGAGGGTTTGTAAAAATTGTAGAGGATGCAGCCAAAGAGATCCTCGAGAATGTCCCTACCTCTGGAGTGCCAGTGGGAGGAGAAGAAAAATTGGCCAAGCTCGCCAGCAAGCAAACCTTTCACACAGCAGTCACAGGAGAGCTGAGCGGCGATCAAGAAAAGTTCAATGAGTGTTTGGACCCAGATGCAATGCGCCTCATGTGGACCGTGTTCTTGAGAAAGCTAGGGTGCCCTGACTGGATAATGGAGTTGTTCAATATACCATTTATGGTATTCAAGTCAAAGTTAGCAGACATGGGAGAAGGATTAGTATACACCAAAGGGAAACTCACTGACAGAAAACCATTGGGAGAAATGCCTTCAGAGTTTGACGATCTTGTGAGGAATGTGGTGGGCAACAGCATTTCGTGCAGGCTGGGAATGTTCATGGGAATGTACAACCTCACGTCGACTCTGCTTGCACTGATCTCAATAGAGAGAGAAGAGCTCACAGGATCGCACGTGGAGAGTAGTGATGACTTCATCCACTTCTTCAACTGCAAGACACATGAAGAGATGTTCAAACAGGCGGAGACACTCCGACTGACTTTGAAACTAGTTGGCATCAACATGTCTCCTTCCAAATGCATATTGATCAGCCCTGCAGGGATAGGAGAGTTCAACTCCAAATTCCATCACCGTGACTTTGTGGGGAACGTGGCCACCGAACTACCAGCATTGGTTCCGAATGGGACAAACCCAATGACAGACTTGGCAATGGGCCTAAATGTGATCAAGCATTCTGTCAACACCGGTCAAATGAACCTATGCACTGGAGCATTAGCCATGAGAATCTTCAACCATGCCTACAAATATGCATATATGGCATTAGGGGTAACCAGAAGGACCCGATTCATGGAAGAAAATGCAATCACCCCTCTGCTGACAAATCAGGGGGCCTCCCCAGTACACAGCTTCTCCACCATGCATCTGGACGAAGTGGCACTCAGACGCCATCTGGGCCTTCTAGACGAAGAGACCCTGAGGAGAATACTGAACCCGAACAACCCAGTTACTCAAAAGGGGGACCCTTCCATGTTCTTTAGAATAGAGAACAAGATGCCCCAGATCATGGAAGACTACAGTGTGCCTAGCTGCTTTAAATACACCTTGTCTCGGAATAGAACCATTCAGGACAAACCCCACAAGGCTTTACTAAACAAAGAAGAGAGATATCAAAGAGTGACCTCTATCATAAACAAGCTGTTCCCCGAGGTGCTCATCCAAGAGGCATCTGCTCCAGGCACGGTCAGAGAGAGCCTTAAGAGAAGGCTTGAGCTGGTGGTGGAGAGGTCTGACCTGGACGAGGAGAGGAAGAAGAGGATCCTTTCCAGGATCTTCTGAATGGGCACATCACTACACTAGTTTTCTTTTGTAAAAAAGCGCCTTGATTTCTCT